AGCCGCTGACATTGTAGCAGACCCCTCTGCTCCAGACGCTTTCGTTGAAGGCATTATGGAGAATAAAGAGTGGATTTGGGACAATGGTGAAATAAAAGCAAAAGATATTGAAGAGTATAAAAGATATATCGAGAAGGCAAAATCAATTCAATTAGCAGAAGCTAAAGCGAATGTTTTTGCAAATTTTCTTGAAAAACTTTAATCTTATAAATATCTACTAATAAGAGAAAAAATAACTAGTTATTTTTAAAAAGGAGATTTCTCAAATGGCCGATACAGAAAACAAGTTAGAGGCGTTAGAGCAAGAAGCAGTAGCCGAGGCGAATGCCCAAGCGGATGCTCCTAAAAAGAATGCTGTAGCGGCTGAGCCGAACCATCTGAAAAATGATGCTGAAGACTTAGGCGCAGCTGTTGTTAAACCAACAGATAGCAATCCTGACGCAACTAAAAAATCAAAACAAGTTTCTGGCGATGCCCAACAAAAATCACAAGGTGCTGCTGACCCAATGCCAACATTGACTGGTCACAATACTAAGTTGGAAAACGCTGAAGCTGAAGAAGGTTCGGAAGAAATCAAGGAAGGCGAAATGCCAAAAGCTGCTCTTGACGCTCTTAATAAGCATAAAGGTAAGAAAGACGATTCACAAGAAGAAGAAACTGAAATCAAGTCTGATAAAAAAGACGAGAAAGAAAGTTATTCTATGAAGAAGGCTTCTTACAAAATGAAGAAAGAAGAGACTCAAGAACATGTTAACGCTTTAATCGCCGGACAAGATGACTTATCCGAAGAATTTAAGGAAAAAGCTGCAACCGTATTTGAATCAGCGGTAAACTCTAAAGTAAAAGAGATTGCTGAATCAATGGAAGCAGATGTAAAAGAAACATACGAGCAAGATGTTGCAAAGCATAAAGGAGAACTGACAGAAAAAGTTGACAGTTACCTAGCATATGTCGTTGAAGAGTGGATGAAAGAAAACGAAATCGCTCTTGAAAGAGGTATAAAAGGTGAAATCGCTGAAGACTTTATCACAGGTCTTAAAAAACTTTTTGCAGAGCACTACATTGATGTTCCAGATGAAAGATACAATGTGCTTGAAGACCAAGCAAATAAAATTGAATCTTTAGAAAAGAAACTCAATGAACAAATTGAAAAAAATGTTGAATTAAACAAGGACAATGCAGTTAAGACAAGAAACGAAATCATGTCAGAAACAGCAAACGGACTTGCTGATACAGCAAAAGAAAAATTTGTTAAACTTGCCGAAGAGATTGAATGGTCTGACGCAGACTCTTTTAAGACTAAATGTGAAACTATTAAAGAATCATATTTCGGAGTTAAAGAAGAAGTCAAAGACTCACTACATGATGTGGCGGCTGATGGTGAACTTTCTAACGAAGATTTATCAAAAGCAATGGCTGCTTACACTGCCGCTATAAGCAAAACAAAAGATATGAAAATATCTTAGTATAACCGGACAAAGGGAGAAAATAAATGTACTTATCCGAAACACACGAAAAAAAATGGCAGCCTGTGTTAGAACATCCAGATTTACCAAAAATCGGAGATTCTTACAGACGAGCCGTTACATCAGTTATTCTTGAAAACCAAGAAAGAGCTGCTAAAGAAGATTCAGCATTCTTATCTGAAGCTGCGCCTACAAACGCAACATCAGCTACAGGTGTACAAAATTGGGATCCAATCCTAATTTCACTTGTTAGAAGAGCAATGCCAAATCTTATCGCTTACGATATCGCAGGCGTACAACCAATGACTGGTCCAACTGGACTAATCTTTGCAATGAGAAGTAGATACACTAATCAAACTGGTGCAGAAGCTATGTTTGACGAAGCTGATACAGACTTCTCTGGAAGAAATGCCGCTGGTTCATCTGTTGATGGTTACTCATCTACAGCGAACTCTGGTACTAATCCAAGTGTCCTAAACGACTCACCTGCTGGAACATACACAACTGGTTCAGCAATGACTACAGCAGCTGCTGAAGCATTAGGTGATGACTCTGGAAACGCATTTGCTGAAATGGCATTCTCAATCGAGAAATCGACTGTTACTGCTAAATCAAGAGCGTTAAAAGCAGAGTACACAATGGAACTTGCTCAAGACTTAAAAGCAATCCATGGTTTAGACGCTGAAACTGAACTTGCAAATATCTTATCTGCTGAAATCCTTGCGGAAATCAACAGAGAAGTTGTAAGAACAGTTTACATCAATGCAGAAAAAGGTGCTGCTACAAACACAACTACAGCAGGTATCTTTGATTTAGATACAGACTCAAACGGAAGATGGTCTGTTGAAAGATTCAAAGGACTTATGTTCCAACTTGAAAGAGATGCGAACAG